GGATCGAGCTGCTGCGCAACGCAGCAGATAAAGAGGATAAGATCATTGTCGGTGAGACCGGCATGACCGCAGTAGGCCATAAGAAAGGTATTGAAAAGGATAAGGAAACGGATTTTTTGGAATATCGTGGAAAGCTGGGGCAGATCCAGAACATTGAGGATGCGCTGACCCGTGTACAGGCCAGAAAGCAGGCTGCTATTGATGCGCTGCATCGGTATAGTGTGGATGATGCCAGATTAGAAATTGAAACCATGAAGGTTGATCTGGCTGCATTGAAGCTTGGCGCCCAGGAGCAGGAAGTTGAAAATGATGGTTTTCTGGAAGCTTTGAATACCGAAGCACAGGGGCTGTGGGAGGATGCGGATGAAGATTAAGGAACGCATCGCTGGGATGAAGGCAAAGCTACAGGCTATGAAGCAACAGCGTGGAGTTTTAACGAAGGTGCAGGTACTTACTTGGTGGTTGCCGAACAGTCCTGTAAAAGATTATGACGGTATCATAGCCGATGGAGCAATCAGATCAGGCAAGACAGTTTGTATGTCTCTGTCTTTTATGTTCTGGGCAATGGAGAAATTCAACGGTCAAAACTTTGCAATGTGTGGAAAGACGATAGGATCCTTCCGCAGGAACGTTCTTTTCTGGCTTAAGTTAATGCTCAGAAGCCGTGGCTACAAAGTTACGGATCACAGAGCAGATAACCTGGTAGAGATCACTCGTAATGGTGTCACGAATTACTTTTATATTTTCGGCGGTAAGGATGAACGCAGTCAGGACCTTATCCAGGGTATTACTCTGGCTGGTCTGTTTTGTGATGAGGTTGCGTTAATGCCAGAGAGTTTCGTGAACCAGGCAACGGGCCGCTGCTCCGTAGAAGGTTCCAAGTATTGGTTTAACTGCAACCCGGACGGACCGTACCACTGGTTCAAGGTCAACTGGATCGATAAGGCCATTGGATATCTGGGGAAGAAAACGGTTGTCAAGCTGCAGGAAGAGGCCAAGATAAAAGGTGTGGGGCTGAATTTAAAGAAGCTCCTATATCTGCATTTTACAATGGATGATAACCTGAGCCTGTCAGAAGCAATCAAAGCCAGATACCGGAGCATGTACAATGGTGTATTCTTCAAACGTTACATTGAAGGATTCTGGGCAATGGCAGAAGGTATCATCTACGATATGTTCGATCAGGACAAGAACGTAGTGGATACAGGGACAATCGCGGCAGAATATCGTCAGAGAACAGGGCATGAGTTCTGGAGTGGCGATAAGTATGTCAGCTGTGACTATGGTACTCAGAACCCTACGGCTTTTCTGCTTTGGAGCAAAGGTGCTGACGGTAAGTGGTACTGCCGCCGGGAGTATTATTACTCTGGCAGGGATAAGGGCCGGCAGAAAACCGATAAAGAATTTTCCGAAGATCTGACGGTATGGCTTGCCGGAGAGGAAATCCGGGCAGTAATCCTGGATCCGGCGGCAGCATCCTTTAAGGCCCAGCTTGAGAAGGATGGATACAAAGTAAAGAAAGCAAAAAATGATGTTTTAGATGGAATCCGATTTGTGGCAACTCTGCTGCTTTCGGGTTCTATTTTTATAGACCAGTCTTGTGAGAATCTGATCAAGGAGTTTGCGTCCTATATCTGGGATGCGAAGGCGGGAGAGCGTGGAGAAGACAAGCCAGTGAAAGAGCATGATCACGCGCTGGACGCCCTACGCTATTTTTGCTATACGATCATTCGCAGAATAAATGGAATTAAGATTTTGAAGTGAGGGGATGAAAATGGACATTGAAGTGATAAAGAAACTGATCCGGAAGTATCAGCAGGGGCATACCGATTTTATAGCGAAGGCAGCCAAAGCCAGAGCGTATTACAGAAATGAAACAGATATCATGTTTCCGCCGTTAGAAGAGGAACGTGAGAAGAAAGAAAAGCCTTTGCGGAATGCGGATAACCGGATCCCGTTTAACTTCCATGGCCTGTTGGTCAATCAGAAGGCTTCCTACATGTTCACAGCGCCTCCGCTTTTTGATCTGGGGAATAAGAATGCCAACAAGGCATTAGTAAAGTTTCTTGGGGATAAATACCCTAAGATATGTAAGGACCTGTGTATTGAGGCATCAAACTGTACAGTTGGCTGGCTACATGTCTGGCACGATGAGAAAGGAACATGGAAGTATGCAGTAGTTCCTGCGGAGCAGGTGATCCCAGTGTGGTCCGATAACTTAGAGAAAGAACTCCTGGGAGTGTTTCGGAGCTATCCGAATATTGATGAAGAAACTGGCGATACCTATATCATTTATGAATACTGGAATGAGACGGAGTGTGCAGCATACCGGTTAAGAGCCGGAGATGAGCTGGATCAGCTGCTGCCGTATCAGATGTTTTTGGTAGATCCGGCATTATGTGATTACTCGGAAAGTTATCTGCATGGAGCTGGTGAGGTGCCTTTTTTCCCGTTCTTCAATAATAACATTGATACAGATGATCTGAAGAACATCAAGCCGTTGATCGACACCTACTGTAAGGTGTTCAGTGGTTTCGTAAATGACCTGGAAGATATCCAGGAAGTGATCTTTGTACTGACGAATTATGGTGGCGCAGATCTGGGGCAGTTCCTCCGGGATCTGAAAGATTATAAGGCTATCCAGATTGAAAGTGACGGAGACGGTGATCATTCGGGTGTCTCTACACTGACAATCGAGCTGCCAGTGGATGCCAGGGAAAAGCTTTTAGAGATTACCAGGAAGTGCATCTTTGAACAGGGAATGGGTATTGATCCGGACCCTCAAAATTTTGGAAACAGTTCCGGAGTTGCGCTGCAGTTTTTGTATTCCCTCCTGGAACAGAAGGCTGGGCTGCAGGAGACGGAATTTAAACTGGGTTTTGGTCGGTTTATAAGGTGCATCTGCCGGTTAAATAATATTCAGATCAAGGATGATACCATAGTTCAGACCTGGACCAGGACCAGTGTTAAAAATGACCAGGAATTATCTCAGATTGCAACCCAGAGCAAAGGTGTTATTTCTGATGAAACGATCGTGGCACATCATCCATGGGTGGAAGATCCGGAAAAGGAAATGGAACTGTTAAAGGCGCAGGAAGAAAGCAGCATTGGCGAATTATCAGATATGTTTCCAAAAGCAGGAGACGGTCAGAACCCTGATCAGGGCGGTGATGAGTAATGTCTTATTGGAAAAGGCGTCAGGAAGAAACGTATAAGGCTGGCGAAATGACGGTAAACCAGTATTTTACCAAGCTGGAAAAAGCGTTTAATCAGGCTAAAAGAGATCTCCAAAAGACTGTTGAAAGTTTTTATTGGCGCTATGCAGAGGAAAATAGCCTGACTTATACAGAAGCCCAGAAAAGGCTTGATAAAGCAGAAATAGGGGAGCTTCGGGAGTTTATTGATCTGGCAATGGCTAATATTGGCAAATACAACCAGAAAGTCAATAATATGTCCATTAAGGCCAGGATGACACGATACCAGGCTCTGGAAGCCCAGGTAGATGCGATCCTGAGGCAGCTGTATGCAGTTGATTATCAGTCTGAATCCGAAAAGATGATGAGTGATGTGTATAAGGATACATATTATCGCACCTGGTATGATATTGACCGGTACCGTGGTTTTCATTCCCAGTTTGCCCAGATTGAGCCCCGAATGATAGAAAATCTGTTGAAATACCCATTTAATGGTGCAAACTTTTCAGATCGGCTTTGGAAGCAGAAGGATCATCTGCAGGGCCAGATCATGGAAGCCCTGACTACTATGATGATCCAAGGCACACCTCCTCAGAACCTGGCAAAGGACTTTGCAAAGAAGATGCAGGCCAAGAAGTTTGATGCTTATCGTCTGTTGCATACGGAGAGTTCTTATGTGATGAGTGAGGCAACGCATGCCGGGTATAAAGAAGACGGTGTGGAGAAATACAAGATCCTGGCTACATTGGACAGTAAGACCTGTGGAATATGCGGGGAACTGGACGGAAAGATCTATCCGGTGGCAGAGGCGGTAACAGGAAAGAATATGCCGCCTTTTCATCCATTTTGCAGGTGTACGGATGTTCCCTATTATCCGGATACACCAACAGACGGTAAACGGGCCGCAAGGGATGTAGAGGGCAATAGTATCGAAGTGCCAGAAAGCATGACTTATGCGGAGTGGAAGAAGCAGTTTCTGAGTAAAGAAGAATTGAAATCATCCGCTACGGATGATAAAATCGTAGATATAAAGTTCAAATCACAGAAAGC